CAAGGGTCACTTCTTTGTTGGCCAGCATAGTTTTAAGCTGCGCGACAAGTTCCTTCCAATTCATAGGTTTTTGTTCACCCCCAATATCTTCTTTCATTTCCCCATCAGCCGCCATATCGGTCAGCAGAATTTCATCCATCTCTCCGATAGCAACTACTGATGTGGGCATACCTGCTCGATTCAACGGCGTCCAGTCAATGGAAAGCGGTTTATAGTTTACTACATGGGTTTCACCACCTACCTGCTGAAGCTTCGGTACACCGAAAATGCTGACTTGGCGAATGGCTTTCGCTTTAATCCAACGCTTGAGGTCGGATGCCGCTTTGTCAATCACACCGCGGAAATACGCTTTCCCGTCTTTCCAAAGTGCTCCTACCCAGTGAGTGACCGGGGTGGGGAATTCATGATCAATGTTTTCGGGTTTTTGATGTCCGAGGAATCCGGGAAGCCCTTGTTCCATAACTTCTCCCGCGATAGCTTTCAAGGCTTCAGGCGTATAATTCCAACCCCGCCTCGACTTACCCGCTGGGATTTCTACCACGACCTCCATCGGTTCTGGGTCACCGGCCTTGAGCGCTTGCAGATCCGCCCACGATGCAAGAGGAACATCCTCAACCTGCATTTCGCCGGAGATAACAGCCTGCACGGAGGAGATTTCTCCCACAGCTTCCATTAGGGATTCCGGTGGCTCAAGTTCAAGTTCCCGGTAGTGTCTTAGCAGATGCCTTGCCGCTTGCCGTTTCTGCTGCGGCGTCAGGTTCGGCTCACTTCGAGCCCCGGCAAGCGCAGCAGCTGCGGCAATAAGACCGGCACGGTTCAGAACAATGCGGCCGTCGTCCCGGATTTCATGGTGGGGGCCCCAGCAATCGGCCTGAGCAAGGTCTTCATTGACAGGAGCTTTAACCACTGCATAAACCTCACGCACCGCCGCCGCTATGCCTTCTGCGCCTTCTTCAATGCCTTGTTTTAGTAGTGCCCAAATACGGGATTTGTCTACACTTCCCCAATCGGCAGTACTGACTGTATCAGTAATCGTAAACTTGTCTGGCACTCTTTCACCCCCTTTCAAGGGCATGAGAAAAACGCCTCGGCTTTCGCTTCAGCGTTTATTCACATATCTCCCAGTTTTCAAATCTCTCACGACTAACTTTTGATGCTTACCATGTACCTCAATCCTTTTTGCTGGCGGATTTTGTTTTATCTTTATCTGGATCTTTTGGTTTTGATTTTGGTTTTCCACCGTCAACCACCCCAAACTTACCGTAGACCAAATCCCGTTTTATCTTTTTGAGGTCCTCTTTGCTCAGTTCTACCGGGAAACCTATACCGATGCCGTAAGTCATTATTCTCCCCGCCTCTCAAATCTTATCCCATTATCTCCAGGGAAGGACCTCTTGTGTTTATGGTTGCCCAACCATATTTCCATAGGAATACCATTAGGGAAGGCCTTACAAACCCTCCCGGGTTTATTGTTTAAATGTCGGCAAAAGGAACATACCGGACTATATACCGGAATGTCATGCCCCTTATCAATTGTCACTTGTTTACCATTCTTCCCGTCCATAATCCAAACCAACCTCCCTTGCCACTCGGCTCCATACCTCATGCCAGTGTCTATAATTAGCCTCTTCAGGAGTTAACTTGCCTTTATTTATCAACCAAGAAAATTGATGGAATACCTCATTATCAATTATCTCAACCAGCGGTTTTATCTTCTTTTCCCACATTTCTCGCGACCATCCAGACGCAGGACGGTTCAAATAATACCGATACTGACTTCCACATGCTCGGATTCCCTTAAGATTCCAGAACATAGCTAGCGCGACATCGTCCCTTGAAAAAGAGGAGCCGCGAGGATGGTTGTGGGTTAATATCTTGTCTTCAAAAAGTTGTAACTCATCGACTGAGAAAGTAACGCTGTCCTCGTTGCCTTCCTTTTCAAAAAATATGGACCCATCATCATTAAACACAACTGCCTTCTCCGTTTTCCGCTTGATGAGCTGGGCTTCGGTTTCTCTAAGAGCTTGAACTAAACGTTTGTTTTTCTCGCTTGCCTTTTCTAAGTATATATCATTATACCACTTTTCCAACTCCTGGTCACTACTTGGATCGTCGCGCCATTTCTTCAATCTTTCCACAAACTTTTCCGGCTCTTCGTGTACCGGAACAAGCGTACAAATGCAATTTGGGTGAGCAGGTAGAGGAGGCTCATTCCCCGGCGAATACACCCCCCGGCCTAATCCCTCATCATGTTCGGCCAGGGTGTCACATATATCGACCACTGGATGATTGTGCGAAAGCACCCACTTCATACCGATATAGCTTGGACTGACCCTTGCCGCTGCTATGGTTCCCTCACCAAAAGCCGCCGTCATCTCTGTCCGGGCCAGGCGCAGGGCCTCGTAACAAAGATCTCCCGGAACCCGTCCTGCCATCCGTTTCATCATATTTGGGTAATCTCTGGCCAGGGTCATTGCCCCCTGTCGAACATACTGCTGCAACATCCTAGCGGTTTTAACTGCATCCTGGCCGATGGCCACAGACTCCTGGATCAAATCCCGCATGGTATTGCGGAATTTTTCTCCCTGCTCCCAGATGCGGTCCGACAGGAACAGCCCCTTTTTCGTTCGTGCCCAGCAAGCCTCCACTGCCTGGCGGTTTACCGTGGCGAACATTGTCCGAAGTCCTGTGATATCCATGCCGGCTTTCTTAAACAAGTCTAGTGCAATAGCTTGACCGTATCCTCCGCCGGCTTCAACCGCCTGTTCAATGTACTGTTCGAATGCTTTAGTGAGGTTGCCAGTCAGCCGGTCTGCTTCCGCCCTCAATGCCGCCTCCAGCTCTTGCAGTTGTCGCTTGCGCAGATAGCTTGACGGCGTCTTCAACGCCAGCTGGCGCAATTCCTTTGCCACCCTATCTGCGGCTCGAATATAAAGACCCCGGATTTCTGGGTCCTGCTTCAGGCGCAATTCAATATACTTCTTTCGGGCCTCGAGTGCCCATTTACGATAAGCGCCGGCAGCGTCTTTGATTTCGTCTATTTCCCGGGTCATTAGCTTTCAAGCTCCCTCTCAATTTCCTGCCGCTGTTCTTCCAATCCTTCTCCATCCTCCAACCGGCGGCGCATGATCCAAGACTTAATTATCCGCTCCCTCTCCCCGGGCAGTTCTGTGTCATCAGTAGCGTACTCCTGCATGGTGTCAATGTACTGCGCCAGCAGATCCACAGCAGCATCAAGACTAATAAATCCACCCATAAGGGCAGTGTTAAGTGCATTCACCAAGGTGTTAATGGTGTCTGCGTATTCCTTTTCATCCCTTTCAATCACTGCGTCCCAGGTAATGGCCACCTCATAGCTATCAAACTTCTTGCCACTCATCTTGCTGTGCATAACCAGGAGCATCCGGCCTAAGGTCTGCCAGTTCTCTGTCACCATTTCACGTTTTCTCGCTACCCGGCGAATGAGCAAAGGCATCTGTTCTTTTACACTGGCATGACTGGATGGTGTATGCACGCCAAAAGCAAATTCCGGGACCTCGGAAACGTCAACAATGCAATAAAAGAGAAGCTTCAGTAAAGCTTCTGCATCACCGATGGCTGATTGTGCCTCGATAAAGCTTGCATCCTCTTCATCAGTAAATATAAGCAACTCATGACCTTTTAAGTCAATGTTTGCCTGTTCACCCCTCTGTACTGCCTTAAGAGCTTCCGGAAAATTGTTCTGCAAAAAGGCCTGCACATCCCTAAGCTTCAGCTTCAGCCTAGGAGTGGAGTGCATCTTGCTACCCTGCATGGCATGAAGCATAACGTCATGATAGGCTTTTAGGTAAGGCTCCACTGCCTCCAGTTCACTTGTGCCATATAGCTCTGTTTCCTCTGGCTCGTTCCTAAAGTGAATGATCGGAATAAACCCCCAAGGGTTGGGCCGTGTTTCACTCGTCAGACCTTCCGGAGCGTCACCTTCAACTTTCAGTACAACCCTGTCGGCAGTAAACTTCTGCAACACGGTATATTCTTTTTCCTGTCCTTCTTCGTCCTTCCACTTTGCCCGCGCTTTAATGGTATAAGCCTTTGGCCTCCTGGTAATCGGGTCAAGCTCAATATCCGCTACCTGCTCTGGCGGAATGATAATAAAATCAATCCTGTTTTTCTCGTCAGGGTATAGTGGGTCATCGTTCTCCAGGTTGGCCAGCATCACAAAACAGTCGCCATCCCGCAGGCAGAGCTGATGCACCCTCTGCATTCGGCTAACCCAGCGGCTAACATGCTCGTCCAACACCTTTTGGGCTTCTTCATCCTTGGCCCGGAATCGGGGCACACCCATGAAGCCTGCCAGGGTGTTTATTATGGGTTTCGCAAACCCGGCCCCCAGCTTATAATCGTCATGGGAGTTGTGATACAACTGCCGAGCCAGGGCATAGTCAACCCGGCTACTGTTCAGCGTATATGGCACGTTCCAGTGGCCACCAATAAGGCTGCCAAATCTGCCGAATATGCCCTGCCTTAATTTCGATATTTCGCCAACAGCTTTTTTGAGCCAATTAGTTCTAGCCATATATCCTCGCTCCCCTTAATATTTCGACACCCTTCATGTTGCTCTTGCCAATCGCCATCACTGCGTATCTCAGCGCGTCAACCGCGTGGTCGTATTCTTTCACCGGCTCGTCTTTTAACTGTTCGTTCTTCTCGGCCCAGCGGTAATTCTCTATTTCATCAAGCAAATTAACCAAGCCACGGAAAACAAAAAAGCGGTTGCTCTTCATGAGAGTTATAACCGCCTCAATGCCTTCTTTCACCGCGTTGTCTGCCGCTCTGGCTGGTATCCCCAGCCTACGGTACTCCTCTATCGCCGCAGGTTCGGATGGGTCACACGCTGCTAACTCTATGCGTTCGTCCTGGCTTAACCGTTTTATTTCTTGCCCGCTCTCCTGCGGCAGCTTGTTTCGTTGGTAGTATTCCCGATACGCATAAACCACGCCATCCGGATTGACCGCCAGCCAGACCGCCGCTGTTGGATTATTGTAGCCGAAGTCTACCCCAATAATCCTTCGCCAGTTTGCCGGTATCCTGAACGGTTCTACAACATGCTTCGCCGGGTCAAACTCTTGGTAAACCAATCCTTCTGGTCTGGCGAACTGCCCCAAATAGAACATCCTGAACTTCCAATCCGGCAGAGTGTCTTTTGCCCGTTCAAACTCCTCCTTTGGATAGGCAGGATTCATGATACTTGCGAATTGCACTACATCATAATTTCTGTCCCCTGCCTTCCAGCGGTCATAAATCTCTGTCTTTAACCAACCCAAGTTGTAAGGTGTCGTTGTTAGTATTATCCGCCCTTTGTGGAAGCCGACCCTTCGCAAGACAACGTCCCACGCTTCTCTTCGCATTTGCCCTGCTTCATCCAGCCATGCTGCCCGAACATGCACACCCTCAAGAGAGAACGGGTTATCGGCGCTGCCGAAGAACACCTTACCGCCGGTAGGTAGGTAATAGATCCTTTCTCCTGCACGGTACTCCCCACAAGTGACTGTATCCAAAAACTCCTTAGTGCGTGGCAGTACAATCCTTTGAAACATAGGGTATGTTGGCGATACTACAAGAAAACCATCCTTTGGGTATTTTTGTATTTCTCTATATAACCAGATAGGCCCAAACCAGCTTTTTCCCCCACCTGTTCCGGCTATCATAGCAACAAAACGGGCATCACTCTTCCACGCTCTGCTCTGACCCGAATGAAGGCGAATCTGCATTTTCCTCATCAGTTATCACTTCCACAATTGTCGGCAACATTACTTCTTGCTTGCCTATCTCCGTTGGCTCTCCTCTTGCTAGCCGTTCGAGTTTTGTTGCTACGTCAAGCCATTTCGCCATATCCGAAGGACTTAACTCTAACGGGTCTATCCCCTGTAACCGCTGTGCAACCCTCTGCTGGAATGCCATCGCCAACTTTGCATGACGCTCGGCCATGTCCAGGATTGCCTTTTCTTTCTCTTCCCGCTTCTTTTTCTCAATATAATCATCATATGCTTGTGCTCTTGTTACCCAGTCATATTTGCTTGACCATGTGTGCAGCCATCTTATATACCCTGCTGGTTTGCCGATCTTTTGACGTGTTTTTTCCAAGCTTCTGTTCGGTCCCATATCCCGATATATGCAAAATGTATGATACGCTTTATTACTTTCATCCTTTTGCCTTTCCCATATTTCCGCCATGTACCCTCACCACTTTTCCTATGCTTCGTGCATGTTCTAGTTCCATTCTACATCCCTCGCTGTCCCCATATATCCAAACCTCATCGCATATATCTATAAGCCTGAAACATACCTGGAGTATTTCTTCTCTATTGCTATCATCTTTCATAAAACTAAATAAATGTAGGGGGCTTATTGGGAGAATATCATCTTTTTCCGCTAATTCCCTGCAGATAGTGTCTACCCGCTTTTTGTTCCCCTTCGGGTCGTCTTTATATGGATGCGAAACAAATACCCACTTCATTCAGCCAACACCGCCTTTTGCCCGGTAAGATTTTCCCACCGCTTTACGATAACATCGCAATATACCGGGTCAATTTCCATCATGTGACAGGTACGGTTGAGTTGCTCACAGGCGATAAGGGTTGAACCGGACCCGCCGAATGGGTCATAAACCTTACCTTTGGCAGGCAAACCATCATTAATTAACTTAGCCAAAAGCGGTATTGGCTTCATAGTGGGATGCAGGTCGCTTCTTGATGGCCTGTCAAACTCCAAAACCGTTGTTGAAAAACCTCCATAAAATTTATGTTTGCCTTTCCAACCATACACAATGAATTCATGTTTAGCATTATAGTCCTTTCTGCCTAAAACGTGATTATTTTTAACCCATACAAGGTAGTCACCCCACGAATAACCACAATCATCTAAAGCTAGTCTCAGGGAATGAAGTTCTTTGCTGGCCATGAATATATAAACTGTATTATATTCAGCTAACGGGGCCAAGGACAAAAAAGCACCAAAAAATTGACGATAATCGGTTATAGCATCGTTAGTAATAGGCTTTTGAATACAATTACCTTTATCAAACTTGTTTAGAAACTCGTTCTTGCCGCTATAATCAACTCCATAGGGCGGGTCAGTTATCAAGCTATCCGCCTTCTTTCCATCCATCAACCGCTCCACATCTTCTTTTTTTGTCGCATCCCCGCACAACAACCGGTGCCGTCCCAATATCCACAAATCCCCCGGTTTTGTTATCGGTTCCTCTGGCGGCTCAGGCACCTCATCCTCTATAATTTCTCCTGGCACATGAAACTGCGTCATTAGATCCTCTATCTCGTCCATGTCAAAGCCGGTGAGTTCTAAATCGAATTCCCCAGTATCCAGCTCCTGCAGTAAGTCCTTCAGTTTAGGGTAATCCCAATCGCCCTGTATTTTATTTAAAGCCAGATTCAGCGCCTTTTCCTTTGTTTCGTCCAGATCTACAACAACACAATCCACTTCCTGCATACACATATCTAGCAGTATCTTGTACCGCTGATGGCCGCCGACGATATTCCCGGTGCGCTTGTTCCAGACGATAGGTTCCACATATCCGAACTCCTGCATTGACCGCTTGAGCTTCTCATACTCCGGATCACCAGGTTGCAAATCCTTGCGCGGATTATATGCTGCTGGATTAAGTTGCTCTATCGGCATTTTCCTTATCTCCACGATTCATCCTCCTCTTCGCACCCGGCCCCACCCCTGCCTCCTGGTGCGCTCACCCTCCGGCTCGTGCCGGCGGCCATGTCACCCAAAACCAAAGGCCGCCCTCCCGGACGGCTCCCTTGTATACAGACTAGCATAAAACCCCTTCAATATTCGGGAAAAATTCGGGAAAAACTCGGGAAAGTTATTTCCCCAAGTGCTTTCCTATCTTCTCTATGATGGCCTGCCGCTTGTACCGAACTGTGCTTTCGTCCATCCCTAGCGCCATCCCAATTTGTAGGTTACTGCGTTTATAGCAATACCTTTGCTCTACAATATCCCTTTCCACATCCTCCAGAAGTTTCAGTATAAATGTAATGCCCTCCGTTTCCACTTCCAGCCGCATAATCCGCATTTTAAGCTTTACCTTCCGGTGCATCAATTTGGCAAGCTGGTTCTGCAGATGTCCCACAGTCCGGGAATGCAGCTGATATATATTTTCGGTGGGGCTTCCTAGCCCTCTACTCCCGCCAACTGCGACAGCATATTTTCCTGTCATGCCGAGGGATGGGATTAGCTCGTCTGCATCTACAAGCAGCCGGCGAATATCCTTTATGTGGTTTTCGACTGTCGCCAGGGCCTGCTTTTTCCTTGCCAATTCCTGCAACTTGCGGTAATAAGAATACAGAATTCTTTCTACCCTGCGATACAGTTCCTCCTCCACTTGCCTACCCCCTCGGGATGTGGTATTCTATCTTTGAGAGAGTTCCCGAAGGGGCCCGCCGGTTTGGCGGGCCTTCTTATGTTTCCTGTAGCTGTCCCCACACGTCGAAAGACCTAAACCTCGGCACCCTCTTCCCTCCCCGTCGAGTACACTTAATCCCCCAGTGCACTTCGCACCGACCGAAATACTCGCAGTGTATACATTCCGCCTCCTGCCTAGGCCATTTCTTTTTCATGCGCTCGCCTCCCTTTTTTGCTCAACTACCTCCTCCAGGGTCACCATTAACCTGCCCCGGACCCGGCCCTGCTGCATATTTCGCCGGGCAATATTTTCCCGGAGTTCCCGGGTCTTTTTGTAGGCCCGACAGTACCATGCTTCATACTCCCAACGATCCCTGGCCCGGAGCCTGTCCGCTACCAGGGCCAGTATATCCACTATTTCTTCCTGGGTGTAGGGAGTTCTCATGTCCCCACCCTCGTCTTTCTGGTCGGCGTCAAGCAGACCGGGCAGTAGTAAGCATTTTCTGTAACCTTCAGCACCTTCTCCCGCTGCTTCCTGGTTAAACCAGCCAGGCCCTCGTGAACACTTTTTTCTGCGAACGTCCGGGCCGTACGCAAGTACTGCACCTGCTTCTTCGGCTTGCCCAGGGCCGCCCATTTTTCCGCCACCTCCCCTAGCCTATAGACCAGGGCCGCCACCATCGCCAGCTCCTCGGCCTCGGCCCGGCTAATATAATCCCTTAGACCCTGCACTGCCCTCCCTCCTTATCTCCTCGACCTGGATCGTTGCCCCCATCACGCCCTTCCGGGACAACTCCCGTATTGAAACTGCCTGGGCCTCCCTCTCGTTTTCAGCCTCGACGTACAAGTAGAATATCCCGGATACGCTATAGGTCTTCATAACTCTCCTCCTCTATAGGCCACACCCTGGCTTCTGCTCTTTCTTCTTTGTCCCCGTGCCGGCTTATCCGCAATTCTCTCACCTGCCGGTCGTCGTTGAATATAACCCCCACCATGCCGTCCATGATTGCCTTCGCACAATTGTCAATATCGGCAACACGTTTGCCCTTAAAGTAAAGCCTTATCTCAACACCGACCGGCCCGGTTATCTTATCTTTTCCCTGCATGGCCTTTAACGCATACCATGCAACCTTGCCCTCATACTCCTGAGTTTCCCGGGGTGTATACATATTACCGTGCTTGCCTTTTCTAGGTCGCTGCTTCGGCCGGGGCCTTCCCGGTACCGTGAACTCAATCATCCTGCCGCCTCCTCTATGCCGCCCCCATCTTTATTTCCCGAATAACCGCCCGCAGTCTTTCCCAAGCTTCCTGCATCCGGTGGTAGGCTACAGGCTCCCATTCGGTGTTGCACAACAGTCCATACTGCAGTCTAGCCTGAGCATAATCATCCCTGGCCTGCCGGAGTGCATCGTTCATGCGGCCTTCCCCCTCTTTAGTAGTTCCATCCTCGTGTCTCCTGTAATTAGGCTCCCTAGGTTCACGCATTCCCTCCACCCTTCGAATTGGACTAATACGTACTTGTCGTACACTTTCAACACCCGGCCCGTTCGCTCCTTGCACTTGTACCTATTCCATGTGTCAAAGGTCACCCGGACCAAGTCACCAGGTTGATACTCAATATAATCCTTTATCGAGGTTTCTTTCTGTTCCCTCTTCAACCCCATCCGGGCACACTGCTTCCTGACTGCATGTATACTCCTGCCCAGGGCCGCCGCCATCTTGGCGTTGGCCATCTTGTCGAAGTTATTGAGTAGAAATTCTTTCTCTGCTTGTGTCCAGCGCTTGGCCATATCTTCACCTCCCGCAAAGCCTGTCTATATGCATCTTGCTCAAACACCTTGGGCACCTGATCCGGTACAGGTACTCCTGATAACCACATATCGGGCACCAGGAGAGGTGTCGGCGGCCCAGGGCCCGGGCCAGGAGGTTGCGGAGAAAAGTCATTTCGCTTTCTTCCCCCCTTCAAGCAGCCGCAGATCCATTTTCCCCGCCAGCCGCTTCACCTCGTCCTTAAAGGCGGGCGGCAATAGCTTTTCTTCTGCCTCCCGGTTTGCTACTTGCTCATACATTTTTAAAAACTGGCCCCGGAGCACCCCCGGCGGCTCTTCGCTAAGGCAGATTTCCCGCCAGCCCATGTACCGCACCACCCTTGCCGTGGTGGGGGACATGCTGGCCAGGGCCTCTTCCTCACGGTAGTAACCGTAGTTGCGTATGGCCCTGATAACCTCTCCCCATGCTTCGGAACCGGTAACCTGCTCCGGGCCCGTCAGTACGGCCGCCGCCTTCCTCACCTCGGCAATAGCCGGCGGGAAAGTATTCTGCATAATTAGCTTTTTTATTGCCATGCTGGCAATAGAATAATCTAAATCCCCAAGCATCTCATGCCAAACGTGGACCTTGAGGTCGTCGACCTCAAACTTGGGGTACGAAGCAGCCAGAACGGCCAAAAGCTTTGCTACTTCGCCCTTGGTCATGGATAATCACCCTTTTCCTGTGAATATTTTTCTACCAACCGGAGGGCATTGGCCACGTTTTTAGACATGGTCATACCCCTTGCCCCCGGCGGTTCCCGCCCAAACTGCCGTTTCATCTGGTTTTCAAGCTGGACACACTTCTCCCGAAGTTTGCCGGCGGACAAGATATTGGCCCGCCAGAATTCGTCATCCTGGGAAAAGTCTATTAGTTGCTTGACCTCCTGCCAGCTATAGCCTTGTTTTCCGCCTGGTGGGCCTATTCGGTTAAGCCTGTCCATTTCCTGGGCCCATTTTTGCAAGAGAGGGTCTCCTGGATCATCGTCTGGTACCCTGGCCCGTGGATTGTTTTCAAGTATTCGATTACGCAAATACATTGCCGCCCGGTAAGGTGGGCTGTCTTCTGTGTATTTAGGCTCTTTTTGACCGTCATCGATAAGCTGCTGGGAGACCGGCGACGGGTCCGGACCCGGAGGGTTCGGACTATCTTTTCTATTCCTTTCCCCTTCACTTCTTTTCTCTTCTCTTCTATTTACTTCTGGGGTGGTCTCGTCCACGACATTTCCCCGACATGTCCCCGAATTATCCCCGACGGGTTCTATTATCTCGTAGTACCATTTGTGTCGCTGGTTCCCGAACTCTTCTTCGCCATGGAATTTCACCCAGGGCGGCAAAGGCACGCTAGGAGGGGAGGGCTTGTCTAGTTTTTGATGCTTATGGAAGTTCTTAAGCCAGGCGTAATCTTTGCCATCAACGTGATATGTAACAAGCTTCTTTTGCTTGATAAGAGTATCAATATAACCTTGTATATCATCCAGTGATATGTTATCACCTGGAAATATCTTCATTTTTAGATACAGCGTATTAAGCTCAAAACACCCTGAATCATCGGCAACGCACCAAAGGCCCTGGTAAAAAAGTCGTCCAAACGGGTCCAAAGATACGATATCTGGGTCTGTGAAGAAGTCCGGATTAAGCATTCTTCTTCGCATTGGTTCCCCTCCCCAAACATATGTTCATAATGGGAAAATTTTCCCCGGATGGTTAAAAAAATATCCTGCTTTTGTTATGTAGGCCGCCCCGCCGATGTGCCCCCAACTCCGGTTTTTATTAGATACGAACGGGGCAGCCTGGTCTTATTCCGCCTAGGCCTGTTCGGCCTCGTCCCCCAGCTCGGCCAGGATGGTTTCTGCTATTTGCCGGGCCTGGTCAGGGTTAACGAATATACAAACCTCTTCTGTCCCGTCCTTTATTAGTCTTAACACCCTGAAAGGGGTGTTTCGGGCTTCGCCTTTCATAAACTTAGCATTCAAGTCGCCATCATCTAGGTGGAAGTAAATGCTCATTGCCATCTTTACCCCTCCTTAATTATGGGTTATAATGAGATTGAGAAGGTTTTTCTGAGGGCCGGCTGCCAACCGGCCCGCTTTTATTGCCCTACGACCTCCTCAATATCCCTTTCGATGCTCTCGTCATCGTCGGAGGGTAGGGGCAGTTCCGCTTCGCCCTTCTCGATATTGATTAGCAAATCAATCAGCTCACTTGCCTCTTGCCGGGTCAAATCTTTCGATGACTGTTTTCCGAACATTGTTTGCATGGTGACCCGCATGACGTCCTCGGAAATTTCTAATTCTTTGGCCTTCGCAAACAGCATTTTAAGCTGCTTTTCAGTAGGCTTGGTTCCGCTTGTTCGCCTCGTGTTCCGACCATTATTGCCGTTGTCGAATTCCAGATCCTCGAGATCCTGCGTAAACACTTCTGATAGGCTTGCGATTGTTAAAACGGCGTCAATCTGTGCCCGTTTTTTAGCCATTTTTAAACAGGTATTTGCTAGCGTATAGGGGTCTTGCCGTTCGCTCCGGTACTTCTTCTCTCGGTTATTGCAGTGGCCCAGGCCCTCGGTAATGACCTGATCGCCTTTAGAAAGTACACATTTAACGGTGAAGGCAAAGAACCCCTGCTCATAGTCCTGTACCCGCTCGATTAGCTGATATTCACTTGTCACGCCCATCAACATCAGTATCTTTTCGGCCCCGGGCTTGAGTAGGGTCGGCTTGCTGCCGGTGCCCGGGATAACGCCATAGTCATGCCCTTCCTTCAGGGTCTTCTGAATGACCCCTTGGAAGTTAACAATACGTTGCATGACTTGCGTGACAGTAGCAGGTTCCAGGTTTTCGACAATTTTCAGGGCGTTGGAAGTGGTCTCCTTTTCAGTCACTTTTTGCCCTCCTTTCATCCTCCCACCTAATGCTCAGTTCCCAGTACTCGGCCAGGGCTTCTGCCTCATCGGCAGTGTAGGCCCCGGTACCGGTGTAAATTGGCTTCCCGTAAAAAACTATCCAACCGCCGGGTTCGGGTGGCCTCATCTCATCACCTCCTTTTCAATCTACTTCAAGCCCTGCTCAGGTTCATCGGCGATAATGAGATACTCAGACACTAAGGCCCGGAGCTCCGAACGTAGTCTAACTAGCTCCTTCGCCGCCTCTTCCGCTACTCGGAGCTCCCGTTCACGATCTACTATCCGGGCCGTTACACAGTTGATGCGTTCCTCTAATTGCTGTTGCTTGTTCATACAATCCCTCCCTCCTCTTCCCTCCTCACACGGTCTATGCTATGGGCCTGAGAGGTTTTCCCATTTGCAGGCATCGCAGGCATCCCGGCCTTAAGCCAGGCCTGGAAGTCCCGATTACTTCCCACGAAGGCTGCCAGTATCTTCATCTTCATCCCCCCTTTCTAGCTCTAGCAGCCTGTTGTGCCGGTCATCGAGCATAGTTCCGCAGTAGCCACACGGCCATGGCTCGGTAGATGCCGAATACCAAACCGTGCCGCATTCGGGGCACTGCCGTCTAATCATATGCCACCCCCCCTTATAGTCCTCCTATACTGCCTCCTGCTCGTCGTCTTCGAAGAACTTCACCCAGTTGAAGCCCAGCACAGCGGCTATTTTTTTGGCTTTTGCTACTGATGGATTTGCATTGCCGTTCTCAATCTCAGTAATCATAGTTCTTGACATTCCAACCTTTCTAGCAAGCTGTTCTTGGGTCATGTTATGCTCACGTCTTAACTTCTTCATCCAACTTCTAATCTGTTTCATCTGCTTCACCTCCTGGTTTATTGTTCTTATCTTTATTATACGTCATGTTGCACGACATTGTCAATATGATTTATCCTTTTTTTGCCGATAAATTTGCAGCGCCTCCCGGACTACCTCTGCTTGCGAAATCCGGTTTTCGTAGCAGTACTTTCTTAGCCATTCGTACTGCTCGTCCAGGAGCCTTACGTGAATTGACACGTATGCTAGATTTTTCTCACTCATTCTTAGCCCCTCCTTTCTGCCGGGATAGGCTCCCGGCGGGCCTTGTAATTTATATTGGGTAGTAGTACACATCAGGGTCAGTGACAGTTCCGTCACTTTCAGTAGCGATGGCGGCCACCGCCACCGCCTCACCGTCGTCGTAGTCGTAGACCGTCCACTGAGGATTTCCTAATTTGTGTTCCCACTTTGCACAGGCGACGATTTCGAACTTCATGTCAGGACGGGCATGTTTTGCGCTGTGTGAATTATATACGATTGCATGTTTACCGTCCTGGTATCGTGCAACATAAGCAGCGCTGCCCGTGGCCTGGTAATAACTCAAGCGACCCTCCAAGATCTCTTCTAGCAGTTTCTCTACTGCACTATTATTTACCATCTTAGTCCCTCCTTTGTTTTTTTCTGCCGGGATTTAGCCCTCCCGGCAGGGGCTTGAAACAGGCAAAGGCTAATCACTCATCCCCCACCAGTTGGAAAAGGAGGAATAACATTGTGGACACCCCTCCAGGGGGTCCACCCAGGCGGGCTGTTCAACGGAGTTTTCACACCGGCGAAACAGCCCCGTCATCTTCACAGACCGTCCCCAGCGGTCTGTAAAGGTATATCTCTCCTCCTTCTCTATTAGTTTGCCCCCACACTCGGGGCAAACTAGGGGATTTTCAAAGTCCCCTAGGACGGCCCAGGATGTCCACCGCCCCCCTCGGTATTCAAATACCACATTGCAGGTGGCGGGGACTTTCGGTTGCAGAAGACCCGGGATGACGTAACAATCGTCATCCCAGTCTGCGAGCACCCGGGGGGTGCCGCATGCTGGGCAGGGGTCAATCTGCTCGTACCCGAAAAACCTCCCTTTCATTTTCCTCCCTCCTTTCATTCACTTTATTCTGGCTTCCGCCGACGCCCCCGAAGGGGCGTTTCGCCGGGGAGCCACCCCGGCCTCATCAGGACGGGTTAGTTAAAAATCCACTTTTAAACCAGCCGGAAGAATTCCGGCTCTTCGCCGTAAGACTGGAGCTGGCAACTCCAGTCTCGCCGGATTTCAACAACACCGCCAGGACGGGGGATTACGACCGTCCAATGGTCGTAGTCCCCGCCATCCTGGGCGGAGCCGGTCCGGCTCCGCCGGGTCTCGATAACGAGACCGGGCTTACCAGACCTACGGGGTCGGATCCGGCACAGCGGATCCTCCCCCATATCGGCCGCATCCTCGACCGCTTCGAGGATGTCGACCATTATCCTCTTCAACAACTCTTCCATCCTTTTCGTTTTCATGTTTTCATCCTCCTTTGTTCTTTTTTCTATTCTAATTGTACCACGGTTCCGGGGTCTTGTCAACCCTTTTTTCATCTTTTTTTCATCTTTTTTTTAACTTCCCCGCCGGGAAACCCCCTGCGGGTTATGGATGCCCTCCCCTTGCGGTTCATTGGGCTGGTCATCACTTCGCGAGTATGAGGTCGATTTTGCGGAGGCGCCCGGCCAGGGTTTCGTCGAACGGCACCCTCCAGCCGATTGCACCGGCCCCTCCGGTGCGTACATTGTTGAGCTCCCAGTTATCGCCGTCGCCGCCGTTGTTTTCTACGAACCATATTGTGTTTTTTTCGATTACGAACCAGGAGCCGCCACCGTAAATTTTGGTGTGCTGCCCCTGCTCGCAGACCACCTCTCCGTCCAGTATATAGTTGCCTACTGGACGTTCACCATTTTTCTTGATGGTGGTCTTAATCTCCTCTAACTCGGCCGCTGCCTTACGTTTCTCTTCCGCGGCCCTTTTCTTTTCTTTCAGAGGGGCCGCTTCCTCAGGCGTAGCCTCCCGGCAGTCGGCCTGGTAAAGGTAGCCACTCTCGTCTCCAACACCGAAACTCATTCCGTCGAACGGAAAGTATTTTTCGGAAGCTGTTACGACCGTTAGATACTCAATGCCTTTTTCTTGCAGGTATTCCGGGGCTTCGATTACCTGCCCCGGAGTAAAAGGGGACCCGCCGTAGCCCTCGCCTACGCTTACCCGGTAGGGCGCCGCCTGGCGCTCTTTGCGCTCCTCCTCCTTGGCTTGGGAGCAGTCCACGTGCCAGGCGCCCTTGCCTTTAAGGTAGTAGATGTCCTCGCCGGCCTTAATCTTAAGGCCGCATTCGACGCAAGTACTATCGAAGCGGGACACCATTTTCCTAGGCTCAGGCCTATAGGGTTCCGGATTTGCAGGGCACTCAACGTGTGCTGCGCCTTCGCCCTTGGTCCATTCGATTTTATCTCCTACGTTAATTTTCCCCCCACACCTAATGCACTTTCCAGGGTATTTCGCTGTGATAGTCATTTCGAGACCTCCTTTTTGTTCTCTTTTTCTATATACATAGTACCACGGTATCGGGGAATTGTCAAGTATTTTAACCATATTTTTTGAGTTTTTCTCAGTTTTTCTCCTGTTTTTTTCGCTAATTTTGGACAACAAAAAAGGCCACCCCGAAGGGTGGCATAAATAGCAAAACCCCCGGCCTAAACCGGGGGGCTATGGGCCGGGGAAGGAGGGAACCCGGCCCCGATGACAGAAAGGGAGGGAGGGTTATTCTTTTTTGACGCCCTGAGCGTCTACATAAGCTTCGCCTAGGATGTATGCCACCACCGGCAGAATAATTGCCACAATCGTCTCAGGGTCAAGCTCAATGCCAAGTTCATCGGAAAGTATCATAGTTATTGCAGTCAGAACAGCCAGGCAGTCAGAACAGCCAGCCAAAACTTCCGGCTCAGTAGCCAGTGCTTCCGTTCTTCCATTCTGTTTCACCTCTCTCTATTTCCCGTTTTTTTATGCCGGCCAGGGCCCAGAGCTCGACTGTCGTAAACCCGAACCATGCGGCAATAAGCGCCGTCGGTTCTGCCCCCACCCGCAAGAAAATAAAAAGCACCGTTCCGGTGAAAACGATGTTCAGTAAGATTACCAGGACCACAATTGCTTTTGAAAACTTCATCAGTAAGTCCACCTTGCTTTGCTTCCCCGGGTATCGACATGTGTGTACGTATTGGCATAACCTATGCCACCATCGGTAAAGTATTTTTCGCAAATCTTTCGCTGTTCCGCAATAGGCAGGCCCTTGATAACTATATCAGCCGCCTTGCCATGCAGGTGTTGACTATTACTGGCGCCGCCGACCTTCTTATTGTGAGTAGGGCAACGGTAACCAGAGTTGATAACCACAGCCCGCCCCGTCTCTGTCCTGATAGCCTGCAGCCGGCGAAGGAGTTCGCTGTGGAGTTTGACGGTGCCACAGCCGCACTTGCATTGAAACTCCCGCAGGTTAAAGTTGTCGCTGATTTTTATATTGTTCATCTCCTCACCCCCTCGGCAGGCTCTGAATGTACCAAATAATAAAGCCCACGCCGGTGCCTATAATGCTCACGACAAGGGCTTTTATCCAGCCTGTTAGGTTGTCTATTTTCTCAATAAGGTTTTCCATTCTGATTGTAAATTCAGCGTCTGACTTCTCTAGCACAACAATACGCTTTTCATGGTCCCGCAGCTGATCTCTCATATCTTCATGGGCTGTACATACCGACACTCTCCCACCCCCAACAAAACTACTCAGGCACCATAGTGCGGCACCTGGGCATAAAAATAACGCCTCTGCGGCGTTTTGTTAAGACGCTTAAATATCCTTATGCGTCATAGTCACTTCCCGTTATCTCCCTGTACTCCTGCTCATTTATCACCTTACCAACAACGTTTCTAACTCTTTCAATGCTCCATAAACCTTCCTCATAATAAAACTTAACTCTATCAAACCAACTCATATTTCCACCCCCGACATTATGGCAAGATAATCAATATCTGCTCTTAATCTTAGGTTATCTGTTAACTCCTGCCTTTGCTTTTCTTGCAAATAAGCTTGCTCTCCTTTGTTGAATACCGCTAATGCTTCATCGTAGCTGTTAAATTCTAAACCGTCAAACCATTCGTTGTCTATTTGGTCTATCTCCTCAGTTGTGAATTCAATACCCTGTCCAGTAAGCCGTTGTTCAACCTCCGCTTTATGTTCTTCCGAAATACAGTTCTCCTGCATTTCTCGTTCATCTTCCTGCCATGTTATTGTATATCGAATCAATTCAACTTTTTTGCCCAACATGCGAAACATGCTATCCCTCCTTATATCGGTAAATCATCGCCACTATCGTATTTGTTACCCCAAGCACTATTACCAGTACCGCCCTCGATAGTTACTGCCTTGCCCATACAGTTATTTGAGGATATGAGGTTGTAGTCATTGCCTGTGTCGTATAAACGTATTGTATGTTGGAATGGGGCGTAATCTTCTGATGCGCCTGTTCCACGAATACAAGTGTTGCCTGTTACCGTGTTGCTAATAGAGTCATCTAGGTGGATGCCGTAGGTGTTGTCGTTGCAAGTATTGCCTGTTACCGTGTTGCCAATAGATTTATCTAGGTAGATGCCGTAGTTATTGTTGTTGCAGGTATTGCCTGTTACCGTGTTGTTACGTGTTGCCATGTCGCTAATAAATGAACTTAGGGCGATGCCGTAGTTATTGTTGTTGCAAGAGTTGCCTATGACGGTGTTGTTGTTAGATAAGTCTTTTAAGTGGATGCCGTAGTGATTGTCGTTGCAAGTGTTATCTGTGATAATGTTGTAGCTACTAGATGAAGATAGGTAGATGCCGTCGCTGTTGTCGTTGCAAGTGTTACCTGTGATAATGTTGTTGCTACTAGATGAAACTAGGTAGATGGGGTAGTTGTTGTTGTCTTTGCAAGTGTTACCTGTGATAATGTTGCTACTAGATGAATATAGGCGAATGCCGTCGCTGTTGTTGCTGTTACAAGTATTGCCTGTGATAGTGTTGTTGCTTGAGTTTCTTAAGTAGATGCCGTCGTTATAATATGCAGTATATGTTGCCTTGTTCCCGTCAATTTGCAAACCTTGTATTTTGCAACCGCTTTTTTCACTTAAGGTTATCACGCCCCTCGCAGTAGAACCGCTATCTGCATTAGTCGAATCATACATTCGCTTTAAAATTGTGGCATTGCCATTGCCCCTTATACTTATATTATCCTTTGGAATATTGATACTCGCCGTAATATTATAAGTTCCATCAAGGATAACTATTTCACCGCCAGTTGCGGGCAAAGCATTAAGTGCTTGTATAATTTCTTCTTGGTCTGCTGTTCCATCGCAAAGGTAATCACAATCTGTAGCAGTCCAACCTGCGGTCGATGTTCCTATGACAAAACGTGCTACTCTTTTACCTTTTGGTAAATCGGATAGCCGTACATGACCGTATTCTGATTCTGTCGCTTCTTCTGCCTTATGTGCATCAAATTCTGTTTTACTAGCTTGCTTAACATTATCTACATTACCTAATCCTACATCGGATTTACTTACTGTTACAGCTCCTGTTTTACCTGCCACAGACTTAACTGCTTGTAAAGCATCTATTGCCTGTTTTGTCCTAAGCGGAGTCATGTATTTAGCTGATGATGTTCCCGCTTCAGCCTCTGCTTGTGTTGCCAATCCATAGTTTGATACACTACCCAATCCAACTTGTGATTTTGTAACGCTATGGGGATTGTTTGTTAAGTTAGCGTGTGCATCTACTTTTGCTTGTGCGCCAGCGGGGGTTTCAGCGCCAATGTCTGAAGGCGTTAAAGCATCACTGCCACCACTGGCGTGAGTACTTTTATGAGCTGATGGTGTGAAGTTGGACGGTTTCCCCTGCACATCATTCCATGCCGGCAGTTGATCAGAACGGCTGGTTTTCGCGATATAGTATCCAGATCCAACTCCGTGCGTGTTCTTAGTACCCGCATGAGTGTCTGTATAACCTTTTGCATTAGCTTCGGCTGCATTTGCCTTCGTCTGTGCTCCTGAGGGGGTCTCATGGCCGCTGTGGGGGGCTGCCGCATCCATGTGCGTCTTAGCCGCCTGGAGTGTCGTTGGCGGAGCGTCCCACCAGTTAGTCTTGCCAGTTATGGCCTTTATGCGGTTTGCCAGCCAGCTTATCAGCTGGGTCAATGTACCCGTTCCTGGACTTGCTGGTGCTTGTGATTGATCCGGGGTCCTGCTCCCTATTGCCGCATCATTTACGCTGTTAGGCGGGGCACTATCTGCCTTGTTCTCAACCTCTTTCAATTTTTGGTCTAAAATATCCGCATTATCGTTTAAATCATCTATGTTTACAACATCCGTACCCTCGGGTTTCTTTAGGTTATAATTACTGGTATATTTCACACTCAATCCCACCTTCCTTTATCCATAAACTCTTAAATCGTTCCAAGTACCCATCCCGGCCTGCGCCCATGTGATTTCCTTGAGCGTGTTCCACCACGTATAGGTATACTCGAAGCTGTAAGTCAAATGGGCAGGTTTCAAATCCTCAATCATTTCAATGAAGCTAACCATGTTTTTAGGTACCCCAAGAGTTCCGACAAACTTTACTACAAATCTGTATTCAGCTGGATATTCGATTACATCTACATCACCTCCTGAAAAAGCTTCAGCTGCTTGCTTTATAACATCTCTGCCGATAGTTCCTATGCCTCGAAGTCTTGACATTATTATTTCTCGGCGTTCTTCATAGCTCTTTGATATATCGGTTTTTAACCCTAATTCTTGCTCCCAAAAAGCCAGCCCCCAGGTGGCTGTAGTAGGGGTTAGAAATTGCTTCTGGAAATCTTCGAGGAAGTAGTACACTTGCCCTAATTCTTCAGCATAAGCATCTTGGATAGCTTTCATAATAGTAGAACTCACATAAAAATGCGGCAAATAACGCATTAAGTCAGGCTTGTAGGGTTGAATGTCTTCCCCGGCGGGCTGCAATTCCTCTCCATACTGTAATATTCCGTATAAAGTTTCTCCGTATATTGTCATTTACTACTACACCCCTTTGAGGTCGTTCCAGGTTAGGGGGCCTACAGACATTTTCCCATCTAACGCGACCTGCAATCCGGTGATATTAGAAATTATATGGGTATGGCTAGAAGGAGGAAAAGTACTTGGCTTCCCTGTTACACCTGTCCACGGTACGCTATCAGCCGCCTCTGCTGCGTCTACTTTGCCATCATTATCGGTATCATAAATGCTTTTTAGCATATCGCCGTATCCGGCATCGCCTAATTCTTCTTGTGTAACATAGTTAGCGTCATTTTCCAGCTCGCTAACTTTTGTTGGAATTTGACTTACTTCAGCCTTGTTATTCCATCTCGTCCTTTCTCCCGTAGTTATATGCTTAACTGCATCTGCCTTATGTGCATCAAACTCTGTTTTACTAGCTTGTTTAACATTATCTACATTACCTAATCCTACATCAGCCTTGGTTAGTGCGTTTATCCAACCTTGCACCTTATCGAGTATATATTTAATCCTTCTACCCGTAATAGTTCTTAGTGTGCTAGCTGTACCAGCGTCTATTTCGGCTGTTGTAATTTCTGCATATGTTGTATTTGTATCACTAGCAGGTATACCTAGTGCAACTATATCTGCTTTTGTTATTGCACCAGTTTTACCATTTATAGTTGTTATGGTATCTGTAAATTTAGCATTTGCAGGAACATCAGTTTTTACCTTATTATCCACATAATCTTCCGTAGCCATTTGCTTGCCTTCAACTACTAACCCACCTTCACCGGTGTTTCTGTTAGGGAATGTAGCACTTAATTCCCACTTATTCTGGTTGCTATACCTCCAAAGTTCCAAATAACCAGTTGAGCCGTTATACTTCCACTTATGCCTTTGCAGACTCTCTGTTGTGCCGTTGTAACCTACAATTAGTTCTGTTCCTGCTACGATATTGCCATTGACTTTTAAATCGCCTGTCATTGTATCTCCTGCTTTGTTTACAGGGGTATAGCCGAGTGCATCTTGCTTTCCATTCCATGCTGTCTTTTCCGCATCAGTCACAAGCCTGTTATTACTATCTTGTTTTAACTTATCTGCTCCATCTATCACATTTAAAAACTTCATCTTATCACCTACCCTATGATAGTTACTGTGTATTCATTCGTTGCAGGTGCTTTCGCAAATCTCAATGTTATTTTATTTGCGGTTGTCATTTCTATATCTGTCATTACTACTGCATAGGGTGAAGCTGTTTCTCTTAATTGAACTATCACATCTCTACTATTTAACCCGTGTGATACTTCTATTACTGTATCTGAACCATTACCTATTTGTTGAGTATGCTTCTTTGTCTTCTCTGCTAAACTTGTTAGAATAGTTGTGGCAAAGTTAGGGTCACTTCCTAATGCTTCTGCTATTTCGTATAATGTATCTAATGCCTCTGGTGCTGAACCTACTAATTCTGCTAACTTACTATCTGTGTATGACTTAGCATTATTCTCGGCTACACTTGCTTTAGCACTTGCTCCTGCAGGAGTTTCCTTACTATTTAACTCGTTCTGTAATCCTGTTATGTTCTCTATCGTGTGATTATGGCTATTATCATTTACTGAAATCTCACCATTAGCATTTATAGTTACATCTCCACCTGCTTTTACCCCACCTAAACTTGTTCCTGCTACTGGCAATGTGTATTTTGTATCTGGTGGCACTGCCCAACTTCCGTCTGCTCTTAAATATTTCGTTGTTCCTCCACCTGATTTTGGTGCAAGACCATCTACTGTACTGGTGAAAACATTATAGGTAGTATCTTGTGCAGGAATACCTAGAGCTGTTATGTCTGATTTAGTTATTACTCCTGTTTTCCCATTTATCGTAGTTATGGTATCTGTAAATAAAGCGTTCTCTGGAACATCTGTCAATACCCTACTATTGTTTACCTTCCCGTCAAGTGCTGTTTGAAGTCCAGTTACATCTGATATAGAGTGCGAACTGTGTCTTTTGTTTATTGCATCGTTTACTTCTTCTGATAGCCTATCATTATCAATTATTCCATTTGAATTGTTTATCGCTGTTATTATATCCGCACCTGTCATTTTTGCGTCTTTGGCGTCTGCCCCTTCCCAATCTTCCCCATTGAATATAAAAGCCCTGTTTAATGTAGTGTTAAAATAAATCATACCTTTAGTTGGAGAAGACGGTGGAGAAGCTAAATTCTGAATTTTTACATTCTGAATTTCATTACCATTAAAATCATAATTCGTTAATACTTTCATGCTTTTACCTCCTTAATTCAAATATGCTTTCCCAGAAAACTCTGCTGTAAACCTCAATCTCACTATACTTTTACTAATATAGTCTACCTCACCAATCACTATACTTCCTGCACTATCCACTACTGCTACTGCGGGGTGTTTATCTAAAGGGTGAGATATTATCCATTCCTTTGTTGCCTCTATCTGTGTATGCACAAATGTTTCCCTTTCCAATAATCCTTGTAATTCTTCCTTCTCTGTCATAGTCATAAACATTCTATTGTCTTCTTCTTCTATCATTGATGCAGGGTGCGTGTCTGGGTGTTCGTAAGGTTTATTTGCCAAAGAAACTTTTACATTTATATTCGTTTGTGGAACTACTCTCCCTATAAGTTTAGTCATAAGTAACTTCACCACCAATCGTAAATTTACTTGGTGGGATTATAGTCCTAACCGTTCCTTCTGCCGTTGTTAGTTGAACATCATATACATAAGTCTTAAATAATAATGACTTTGTGTCCTCTGGCTCTATATTAATAATTGCTTTACCATCTGTAAATTCTGTGATTACCTTTTGTAGCACTTTTTCTTCATCGCGGATTGTTTCCTTAACCGTAAAATATACTGTATCCCCTTCTAAAAATGGCATTTCTGTTCCATCTTCTAAAGAACACTCTATCACTATTACTTCACTATCTCCCCGAGTCATTGTCATATTTTTTCCTGATACTTTCATTTCCCCCACCTCCGTTCTATATTTCTATAAACATCCCTTCTATTTCCTCCCTTGTAATCAGTTTGTCAATCTTAAATATCTCTTTAACTTCTTTCTCGAATTTCCCGCTTTTTATTTTTCCTAACTTGAGATATACCCCATCTAACTCTGTAGACTTTACTAAATCATAAGCCAACACTATTCTTCGGGAGGTTTCTTGCCCTACCCTACTATCTACTATATAGTTAGGAATTACTCCACCTTGTTCGTTCCCATATGCTCTCATTACCGTAGTTGCTGTTATCTCTTTTTCCCATACCCTTATATATATTATATCATCATTTTCCGCAGAAATCTGGAGGCTTGGAATATAAATAATTTCTCCTTCAATTATCGCTGTTACTTCTTGTATCTTAAATATTCCATTTGAATAGGTATAAGTCCCTCCGTGCAGAACGCTATTTGGGACAACTGCCTGTATTACATCTTTAACTCTCTGCCTTTGTATTTCCTGCATTTCATTTAGTTCTACTTCTAATACTGGTTTTTCAAACCCTATCTTTACTTGCACTACTCCTGCATCTTTATTGTAGTTAGACCTCTTCCACCTCCAATGTGACCGCCCCCAATACGGGTACTTCCTCTTCGCCTAGCAGCACATTGTTCACTGCCCCGTTTACCAGCAGGCCAGAATAATCTCCGACACCTGGGGTTTCCAGGAGTATCTTTCCTAACTGGGCATAGCTTACATAAGTTTCAACCAACGCTATTTCTTTGAAGAAATTAGTTACAGCCTCTTCATACAACTGCTGGACTTGGGCGATGGTGTAACCACTAGCCAGTGAAACGTCTGCTGTGATATTTATTTGTTTTTCCGTTGCACTGGCCACAGTAACCTCTGCTCCGATAGGTTTCATTTCTTCAATATGAGTTGTTACCGCATCCAGCAATTCTGAGTTGGCCGCTCTCTTGTTTCCGTCTACGATTACAACTTTTACTGTCCCTGGCCCGTTCCACAGGGGGAAAACTTTTACATCTCCAACGCCTGGGACTTCTCTTGCCCAAAGTTTGTAGTGAGCTTTGTTGCCGCTAGTAGCAGGAAGTCTCCACGCATCCAAAATCCTTTCCCGGAAGGCGTCATCGTTTTCTATATCTGTTCCGCCAGTGAAGGGTTCCGGGTTTGTTACTGATGTGACTCCTTCTACTGGCTCAACCATAAGAACTATTGCACCAGCAGGAATATTACCAATCGTCCCGGCTTCTGTACATACTGCACTAACAGTTACTTCGCCTTGTTCATTGATTACTCCATTCTCAGTAGTCTCAAAAATAATAGCGGATGAATTGGCAGATGATTGAGTGGAAATTCGTGTTCCCGCCTTTATTAGTGTCCCTGGTTGCCCAGTAAACTTTACTTTCCCGGTTGAAGGCGTTGCAGGTAATCTCGTCACTCCTCTGACCTGACCGAGATAGTCTAAATATTGACCATAGCTGGTTTGGACAAAGAATATCTGGAGTAAGTTTTGTAAAGTGAATTGGACTAATTGAGCTTTTTCAATCGCTCCGGGACGTGTGGTATCCCAGAAAAAACTACCTTCGCTTGTATCTATTCCAGACGGAGCTTTTTCAAGCATCCTCAGATGTATCGTTTCCTCATCTTCATTCAAATAATCAGGAATCGGAAGTTCATACGCCACCCAACCTCACCCCCTCCATTCGGGCCGCCTCACCAACAACAGGAATTACAGTAAAACTAACATATAGCTCATTACCTCTCCATTCAAATGAGAAATCCCTTACTGCGTATGTTCTGGGGTCAGCTAGCAAAGCCTCAGTAATCGTTCTTTCCACTTCCGTTTCTACCGCAGCACGAGTAGGTTGCTTCAACGCTTCCTCTATTCCCACGCCATAATTCCTACTATATGCCAAATAAGCAAAGCGTTCGGTTAAAATCGTTTTCACGCACCACTGCGCCCAGGCCCGGTGCCCGTTGGCTATCACTATACGTCCAGCACCATCTACGACAAAATCGCCTTTCTCAAAATCAAACAGATAGCTTTCAGGGTATTCCGGTTTTGGCTGCGTCTGCTGCTGTTCTATAAGTTCCGGCATCTCGAAAACCGGGTACAGGTTTGCCATTAGCTGCTCACCACCTTGCTTATCACGATCGGGTCTGTATGGTTGTTCACCCAGGCCACCAGGACCCGGTCGCCGGGCTTGAGTTCGGGTTTTATTTTGATAGTAACCTCGTTGATCTCCGCAGGGTTGAAGGAATATCGCGCAAGCCCCTTTGTTACAGAACCAGGCAAAGGGCTTCCGTTACTGTCTACAGAAGCGGCGGTAGTGACCAATCCTCCCGCTTCCATACAGGTTTCAACCCCTAGCAAGGAAAATGCAGGCAGTATAAGTTTTGCCGTCCACTCTGAAATCAGGTATTCCCCCTGTGGTATTGGAACGGCAAACCGGTCTATCTTTAGGCTCATGTCAGATTGAATTGTGCCCAACTCCAACGCATCAGGCCTAGCAGTTTGGCTGCTTATCCTTTCGGCTATCACTTGTGCCAGCTTACTTGCCCCGCTGTTAGCCAACGTTCTCCACCTCCAGGGTCATGGTGCGGTTAGTTGCATCATGGACGACTCCGGAGACGATGTAATATCCAATCAAAGTACCGGCAGAGATCTTCACCTTATCTCCTTTACGGAGGAACGGCAAATCTGGGGCCTGTACTTTCCGCTGCTTTCTTGGCTGTCCCCGCTCCTTCAGAATATCCTCAGCTGCACTTTTAGCCGCTGCTGGAGTATCGTACTGGCGCTGATAAACTACTTCCTGAAGAGTACCGAATTCTGTCCTACCGTCCAACTGGGCTACCACTGGGGCTTTGCCTTCACTGTCTTCGGCACCAATGATTTTCACCCGGGTGACAAGGTCCTCAATATCCTGCCGGTCCTGGATGCTATCGACGTTTTCATCATGCGTGAAACGATAAACCGGGGTGTTTTGTCCCGATTTAATTACATCAATTTTGCCTTGCTTGCTTCGTACAATCCACTTACCGGCCCCTCTTTTTTTGGCCTGGTCAAGCACAGAGTAGATCATGTCGGCCAAAGTATCTCCTCTAAAAACCTGTTTGGCCAACGCCACATCTGGCCCCTGCACTGTTCCCAATGGCATCCCCCACGCTTTGGCAATGTCCTGGATAATGGCCTTTGCGGTCTGGCCAGCCTTGTAGAAACGGTCGTCTTTGCTTTTCATAAGATAGATGAGCTGGTCATAGGCGGTAATCGTAAAATGCCCCAGCGGATCTGTCTGGTAGTCCCAGGCAAAAACGGTACCCCGGAAAATCTCCTGCTGGCCACTCCCCCAGTCGGAATAAAGAAATATCTGGCCACCAAGCGGTATGAGTTGGTGCAGCCATTTTCCACCAGCAAGCTGCTGGTTTTGCAACTCTGCCTCTAATCGTACTGCTAGTTCCCCGTCATTTTCTTCCCAGGACAAGCTACGAGTAACCGGTTGCAAATCTATACGTTGACCATCAGGACGAAACAGCACTAATGAGTAATTGAGTTTTGCAACGTCAATCATGTCTGCCACCGCCTTCTATGCTATCCGCAATACTTGCCCCGGACGGATTAAGTTCGGATCTTTGCCTATCACATCCACATTGTTGTTATATATTTCACGCCAACGCCCTCCGTCTCCCAGGATCTGTTTTGCTATTGCCCAGAGCGTATCACCGGGTTTGACCGTGTACGTTTTTGGGGCCGGAGGTGCCGGTCTGGTCTGCTGAGTAGTAGCCACAACGGCCGGCGCTGTTTCTCCTTCGGCCCTAATAATCAGTTCTCTGGCCTCCACAAAGCGCAAATTATACCAGCAGTCACCATGTCCGCCCAGCCATTCATGCTTGAAACTGCCATCACCATCGAAATAAACATCGTGGTTGATAGGTGTTTCTGTGACCAATAATCGAAGCTTTATTCCTTCGTTACGCCATAACGATAAGAGACCAACAAGCTCCTTCGGGGACCGCCAATTCTTCACCATTGGGTCATCTTTCCTTGCCTCGCCGGGGAAAAACCCCTCAAACGAAAACCTAATCGGCACTCGTCCTCTAGGCAAAGAGATTTCTCCCAAAATAATTACATCAAAGGTCAATATTCGGTTACCGGTGTCGCAGGTTATTCTTTCCGGGTTTATCGGAAAATGCAAACGGCTCCCGTCTGGAGCCGTTAAATAGAAGTCCATAGTATAGGATCACCTTCTTTTCTTGCAGGCATCTTATTTGATCAGGTTATTTCGTCATGTTTTGGAATACAGACCGCAAGTTATTTGCTATTGCGTCCGTAATCCTGTCAACTGCGCCGTCTATGTCTTCTCGGCTCTCAATTACCACCTGACTCACCAAGCCTGCTAAGTCAAAATTAAGATTTATAGTAGCAGATCCGGGCATAGCAAGAGAGGGAGTCAAACTAACCGGGATTTTCTGTTCTCGATTCTGCGTCAAAGCTCCAGCAAAACCTCCCTCTGCATATGGCCTAACTCCCAGCCGTCTGCCGGTTTCCTCGTATAGCGCCAAAGCTCTAGCCCTCATTCGTGTCGATAAGGGTATAATCGCTTCCGGCCCGGATTCTGCCACCAGTGCCACGTGGGGACGGTTAAATAGGCCGCCTGTCGCACGCCCCGCTATACCTTTCACTCCCATGGAAACAGAATCCGCCAGTCGCTTCAACTCTTTTTCCTGTTCTTCCCTCTGCTTCTGCACCTTTTCCAGGGCATAGTTAGCATAACCCCGAAGACCAGGGTATGTTTCGATAGTCCTCAATTCCTCTTCGGTAAACTCTCCTGCAGCAATCTTTTCAGACAAGCGTACCCGAGCAATAGCACTAATAGCAGAAACAGTCCCAATACCAGCCCCGACAAGACCCCCCTTGGGCCCTGCCACCATAAGTCCCGCAATTGTGGGCAGCAGGAAGGACATCAGGGGATCTTCTTTAATGGCACCCCATACCCCTTCTACAATTGCCTTTCCTATTGCCGCCCCCAGATTCACGGCCACAGGTACAATGTTCGGGATGGCTCCTTCTAGTCCTGCAGCTAGAAACATCCCTAGCGCTTCTCCTGTTTCCCTAATTGTTTCCCCGCCAGGACCTTCCAACCAAGCGGCGACTGATTCTAGTATCTTGTCTAGTGCGACAGTGACTTTTTCGCTCCAAGTCATCTCGTTCCAACCAGGCATGTTGGTCAAATCACTAAAAAACCGCTTTACTCCTTCGTACATCTGCTCAAACTTCCGCCCCACTCTTTGGCCAGCTCGTTCTAGCCGTTTCTGAAACTCTTCAAACGCGCCTCCTGTTTCATCGGTCAAACCGATAATATCAAACATTATCCGTTTTACCGGCTCGGCCATACCTTTTCCAAAATGCCAAACAGTTAGGGTGGCAGTATCCTTGATTGTCGCAATCATTCCTAACAGAGAGTTGGACAGTTCTTTCAGGCCGCCAGCAAATCGTTGTTCAAGAGTCCTAACAATAGCTTCCATTGCCTTTTGTGCAGGTATGGCCTTGGTACCGATATTTCCTATTTCAGATTCTGCGACTCCAAGCTCTTTAGCAAATATATTTAGAGGTAATTTCAGGTTTAGAGCTACCTGTTTTAAGTCTTGCAAATTCAACGTACCAGCTGAAGCAATCTGCGTGAACCCAAGCAAAGCCGCCTCGATACCTTGCATTCCAGCTCCAGTCCGTCCGGCGGCATCACCAAATGCCTGCAAGGCACGCTTAGCTTGTTCAAAGTTGTACCCGGTACCCATCAACTGAATTGTCATTTCCTGAAGAAAAGGAAATTCAAAAGGCGTTTCCTTGGCAAAGCGGACTAGGTCCTGGAATGCCCGCTCGCCTTCCTCTACACTGCCCATATAGAAATCAAGGGACATCCGTGCCTGCTCAAATTCACCGGCTAATTTTAGGGGAAAGAAAATGCCGGCACCTACTCCAGCTCCGGCCCCAAGGAGGGCAAGGGGACTGGTGAGTTTATCTATAATGCCTCTTACTGTGCCTGCAATGCTTCTTATTACACCAGTAGCCTTGTCCTTGACTTGAAGAGTTATGCCCCATGCTCGAGCAGTTAGAGAACGCAGACCACTTCCAATCTCTCTAACCTTCATGGTAACTCTTTCACGTAATGTCGCTTGCGGTTCGGCTCTCGCCAAATCTAATCCCCGTATCTGCGACATGGCCTTACCTAGTTGGCCAAACAGCTCTCCACGCAATTCGGCCACCGGTCCGGCCTTTACATTATTCAGAGCAGACAGAGCAGACCTAGCCTTAACAATCTCGTCCAAAAGCGGGCCTTTCATTTCCGCTACAACGTCCACTTCGCCTTTATCCAGGGCGTCAAGCATAGCATTGGTTCTAGTCACAACAGCAGAAACCCTATCCTGTGCAGCGATGAGGGGGGAGGCCTGGGCCATGTCCAACTTGCGGATCAACCTGTCAGCTTTTAACACGCCGGAAGTGAGATGGTCCCGGACGCGCATTATCGGCTCAATCTGGAGCTTGGCTATTTTCATAAAATGCTGGCGTATTCGTTCGTTTTCTTTCCTGGCGTGCTGCTCCAGCTTACTTATTTTCTGTTCTGCTTGCTGTAGTGGCTTATCTGTCTGGTCATCAACTATAATCGGTATTTCTACCCGATATACTTCACTCCCGGCCACGGCCTGCCCTCCTTTCCATTTCTCTTACTTGTTCTTCCTCGGTCTCCAACTGCACCATCATGGAAGCCAGCATAAAAGCCCTAACTTTGTAGGGCTTAGCATAAAACTCATCAGGGGGAATGCCTTGCCGCTGAAAAATGTGATGCAGCAACGTAGCCTTCCCCCCTGCTTTTATGAGTTTTTTATGGTTTCCTCCAAATCAGCATCTTCATCAGCACCGCTCAAGTGTTCTATCAAATCCATTACTCTATCCTTTTCTCCTGATAACAGAACCTTGTCCACCAACTGCCAAGGTGCTAAAACGTGGGCTTTTTGCATCAGTTCTTTGTTCTCCCATAAAAATTTCCTATCGTCAGGATGCGTTGCAGTGACGATAAGAAGGGAGCCAAACTTTGCTGTGTCAAAATCAGCAGGTAGTACAATCCCACCTAGTTTCTTATTCTTCTTCATTTTTGTTGCTTCATCACGGCATTTTTCCGTTTCCTCAGCGGTCAGCCCACGTACCCGAAATGAAAATAGTTCTTTGCCTTTACGTTTCACCGTGAAGACTTCGTATTCTTCCTTCATCTCCATCGCTTCCAGAACACCAGCAATGTCCCGGAGGATGGTATCTTCGTTTTGAGATAAATATTCTTTCTTATCTTCGCTCATATTATCCCTCCATTATCTGTTAGGTGCCCGGAGCACACCCATGAAGTTCAACACTGCATCAGGAGCATTGTTGCGTAGCCCGGCAATAACTTTCTGCAGCAACCGAGCATCACGGATTACGGTCTCAGTGAAGGTCAAAGTCACTGTATAGCTTTGCGGCACTGCCCAGACTATCTTATGCCCTGCAGCCTGATAGTCAGTATTGGTGTAGTTGATCTGGGCCTGCCAGGTGTTCACTTCCGCGAGGAAATTGCCGTCACCGTCGTACAATTCACCATTGTAACCTCGGAGAATGCCCCTGGGGTCAAAAGTCCCACTGTCCAGCAGTTCCTGCAGTTCAGTTGGCTCATTTACCCGAAATGACCATGCACGGTTAATAATGTCCCCCGAAGTCACGTTGGCAATGTCAATAGCGCCGTCAGGCACGCAGGACCGGAAAATATAGCGTCCATCTGCCATTTACAACACCTCCATTATTGATTTTCAGCCGGCGGAGCAAACCGGAACTGGAAGGTAATGTAGACTTTCTCAGCGCTGTCAAGGTCATCTACCTGCACCACAAACCATGCCGAATCACCAACCGGCGGATTATTCGGGTCCTCAAAGATGGAACCCTGCAACAAGGCACCTTCAGCAATCATGCGATTGATGATGCCTTGAGCTGCAGCAATAAGAGTTGCCCGTCCATCCGGGCTGTTGTTGATTTTTCCAATCAGCGGGTCCCAAGTTGCAGCAATCCTTTCCATCAGGTTATCTCTGGTCCTCACGCGGCGGATCTTTTTCCAGCCGGCATCCATGTCGGCAGTCACGGTAATAAAGGTGTTGATGCCGTATTCGATATGAATCTGTTTCTGGGCGGACATGGTGAATATCAGTGCACCAGATTGAATAGCCTGTTCAATTTCGGCATTTGTCAGAGCTCCTATAAGCTCTGTTGCTCCTCTCGCCACGTAATGGGTCAATGATTCGGTAATCTGGGCCGCCGCTGTCATGCCGGTTACCCTGGCGGCCGCCTTATAGCCCTCACGGGTTACGCCATCGCTGCCCTTGAAGCCGTTGGCAACGTAGATGATCGCCGGGTCGTTGAATGCCCTAGCATTAGCTAGCCTAGTAGCAAGAGGAACTGTGGTCGGTTCTCCCACCACGCCCAGCACTCTTTTGCCTTCACTACGCACACGGTCAATATAGGTTTGCACTACAGCATGGGTTGCCGTATCCTCGGTGTCCACCGCCAGTACGTTCCAGTCAATGGCCTCAATTGCAGATAGGCCAGCACTGTAACTTTCACCGTTCACAGTCGGGTCTTCACCTCCGGTTAACGGTTGCTGAGTAACCGCAGCCAGCGCTCCGCTGCCATCAGCTATCTTTGTCGCGGTGATATACGGGCTATTTGATGCGGCAATTGCATCTACCAATGCTTGTGGTTCACCACTACCTTTAGCAAAAGTAATGGTCTGCCGCAAGGTGGCCCCTTCATAGAGCAGCAGCTCCCGCTTGGTATCGTCAGTAAGGGAATCCCTTATGGTTACTGCAAAGTCTTTACCCCTTGCACCTATGTGTTTGGCCTCAATCTTCACCACACTCACCGCACTCTCAGATTCAGTGTCCAAGAGGTTAAGCAGTGCCCTACTGCCACCACTTCCAAGGCGGTATGCCACCACCCGTCGGCAGCCACCCCGGAAGGCTTCTGTGGCCACGTCAACGGTACCCTCGCTGCCGAAAATGGTCGCTACCGCTTCCGCATTTTCAAGATAAACAACCTCCCCCAGCGGCCCCCAGGAAGCACGGAACAAAGCCGCTGCAATTCCCTGCGGCACAATGGCCTCCTGTGGCTCGCCAATGTTGGTCACCCGCACGTATACTCCCGGACGTATCTTTTGTTCACCTACTTGATATACAGAACCGGCCATTTATTTCACTCTCCTTTGTAAAAAACTCTTAATTGCCCTCTCCGCCTCTGCCTTTGTCATACTTTCTTTGCCGGCCAGCTTCAAAGCGCCGGCAACCACTTCCGGCTTGACGCCAAAAGAAGAAGCCGCTTCGATTAACTCGCTGCGGCTGTACTGTGGCTCCGGCTGGTGAGCTAGTTCCGGTTTTGGAACCGTCACTTTTTTATCCGGTTCCTTCTTTTTACTCAACCTGCTCCACCTCCATGTTAATATCGCCACTTGCTGCTGCCTTCCGCAGTATTTCATACTGCGCCCCCGGTTGTAGCACTCCAAACCGGGCAGTCAACTGTATCTGTCCCCGCCTCATCGGGTCTGCTTCACTATCCGCCACGACCCGCAACAGCTCCAACGGACCGCCGTCAGACATCTTTAATCTGCGCTGCTTGGATAACCCTTCTGTAACCTTCCGCACCCAGTTAAGCCTAACCGCTGCACTGGGGGTCAGAATGTGCCCGTTTATCTGTGCTTCCATCCAGTTTACTGCAGCTGTCATCTCCACCGGTACTAACCGTACCATTCGCCAATAGATCCCCGGTGCCACGTCAGCAGGTGACCATGTCCCTGGGTCGGTATGTGCTTCTGGCCAGGCTTTCTTTGTCCAGTCCTGCAATGCGGCCACAGGGTCTGGAGCATAGGTCAGCCCATTCAACCAGCCTAAGGCAAACACCCGGAAGCGCAGGCCCCGGGTAATGGCGTCCCATTCCTCGTCCACGAAGTCCTGCCCAGCGCTGCCCAGGTAGTCAACCAGGTATCCCTCGCCGGCATAGGCAAATCTGGCCCGGTGCAGGGTGTCTATGATGGCATTGGCCAGGGCGTCTACCTGCTGGAAGGTGGTCCGCTTGACGTAGGGCCACACTTCAATCACAGTCGAAAAAGCCGCCCAATCCGCCTCCGGATCTTGAACACCTTCTCTTAGTACCAGGTAGGGCTTCTGTGTGTTCGGCCCTGCTGCGTGTGGCTCATAAACCCGGCCGTCAACAGCTTTTACGTTATCAACTAATAGCTGTCTTATCGCTGTCCTCATAATCAATCTCTCCAGTAATCAGTTACCGTTTGGCGGATACGCGGCAAGTGAACATCTACAGTTGGTCTCACAATGGCGTAATTCCCACCATGCGCCAGCTCCAACCAAATGCCATATTCCACACCGTGAGATAAGTACAAAACCTGCTGATCTCCCCGAACATCTACCCCGCCGTGCAGGGACTGCCTTGCGTGTCCCGTTCGATCCGTCCAGGGGGCATTAGACTTGGCATAGCCCTCCATCGTGCCAGCCCAGTTTTGCAGCAGGGCATTTAACCCGGCTTTTTTGCGCTCTAAAAACTCCCTTGTTTGGTCACCTAATGCCATCTAGCTCACCTTCTCCAAGGTCACCTGGTAACCTACTAACTCACCTTTTACTACTTGCGGGTAAACTTCCAGCACCTGAAATTTTCCTAGGCCCGGCACTTCAAATTCGTCTAACACGTTGGAACCTGCCTTGACGTCCGCTTCATGGTCCATCAACATTCCCCATGTTCTATCAACCTGCTTAGTGCCGGCCAGCGTGCTAACTTCCTGCGGCACCCATGTTCCATATTGATAAATCCGCACAACAAAGGGGCCTACTTCGCTCTTGATTTCCTCGAAGTAGCCCCCCATATCAATTTTTTCTGTGCGGTGTATTGTGATTGTCGTTGGGTTCTGCTCGATTGCCCACTTAGTATGTTGCCGCCGGAGTGCCACCAAGTCCATGTCACAACACCTCCGGCGGTTTGAATTTCAGAATCACGCTACCCATGCGGCTGGCGGCCATGCGGCTGTAGGTTTCAGCCATTTTCAAAGCATACTCCAGAAGAGAAGTCAGGTCCGCCATGTCATACTTTTCCTGCCCGACAGAATAGCTCTTTATCTGCCCTATTTCACGTTGGACCATAGCCGCCTTCCTGGTCCAGCCCTCGGCAGCGGCCTCGTATATGTTTGTTGCATCAATTAGCAGTTCGTCTATATCCTCATCCGAAAAGCGGGTATCTGCATCACTTCCGTCTTCTGGAATTCTTTCGTCCAGAAGTTTCCGGAGCTTTGCTCTCAGTTCTGTTGTCGGTGTCATTATCTTTCACCGCCTTAGGCCCTTCATAATACGGGCAGTTGCGCTCAATATTTGCACTCTCTATAGTCCATCGTCTAGCCTCTAACTCTTTAGCGCATTTCATTGGTGGTAACATGGAATAATCAGCGCCCGGAACCCAAGGAAACCGGGCGCATTCAATACATTTACCCATTCACTTCACCACCTTAGGCCAGGGCAATTTCCTGAACATTTTCTTCTATTGCGGCATATACGCCTCTGTAGGCATATCCGACAATTTGACTTTCGATAAGCCTGGACAGGTCACCAGCGGTTGCTTCAATTCTCAAATCCTGTTTGAGTAATTCTTTGAATCCACGCTTCGGCCGGATAAGATATGCCTTACCAGGGGTTACCCCCGGATATTCAAAAGTTCTCCGGCCTACCTGAACAGTCCAGCCATCGTAGTAAATTACTGATTCAATACCGGATACAGCGGGATAGGTGGTACCATTAATCTGGTATCCGCCCTTCAAGGCCATTTCAATGTTATCCCGGTCATAGTTAGAAGCTAACAGTACAGTGCCCGGTCTTTTTGCTACCCGAGCATCAGACAAAGCTTTGTTCAGCGTCTTGTAGAATCTCACCCACAAGTCTTCGCTCGAGTCGCCTTGGAAGGCAGTTTTATTGGCTGAAGTATAGTTAAAGCTCAAAATCGGATACAGGTGTATGTGGTTCAATAAAGCGTTGTAGGCTTCGCCCATTGCGCGGTTCAGAAGTTCGATAGAGAAGGAGTCATTGAAGTCTCTCATTTCCCGCGTGTATTCAAATCCAGCGGTATAGGTCAGAATTCTAGCAATCGGCCCGTATTCAGCCTGTAAACGACCAAATTTAACTTCTTCCCCTTCCATGTGTTCGGTAAATACAACAGTCCCGTAAAGCGCCCATTTAGCATCAATTACCTTAGGCATATTTGCGTCTTGAAGTCTTTCGTAAATGGGCTGATACAGGAGCTGAACCTGTTCTCTTCCCAGTTCAACGTCCAGCACTACCTTCCTCACTAAATCCTTGAACTGCTCCAGCGAACCCGAGGTCAACATTTCACCAACAGGCTTGGCAAGCTCAAAGGTTTCCATTTCGCCATTGATAATTTTCTTTTCGACTTCATAAACTTTCCCGTTGACTACGAAAGGAGTTTTTTGGGCGTAGGTTCCCTGACGGCGTTCAGTCTTTAAGGTGTCTTGGCTGTAGATTTTCATTTGCTATTCCACCTCCGGTTATTCGCCTGCCGCCATCAAGCCTGCGGCGGTCAGCGCTGTAATTAGGGCATTCAACTGGGTTGCTACGGACTTCAAGTCAGTAGCATCACTAACAGATAAATTTTCTACATCAGCAATGGGGTCCACTTTTTCCGCTACCTTTGCATTTACTCCATTAATTGCAGCGACAATGTTATTTTTTGAGGTAGTCGTAAGGCTGGCCAGTGTCCCTATTTCTCCATCTACCTCATTAATCGCGGCAACAATGGAATTTTTAGCCGTGGTTGTAAGGTTGCCTAAGGTTCCAACCTGTGCCGCAAGCGTGGTAACGTCATCCAAAGAGAAAGGACGTTCGGCCAACTTGAACCAAATAACCCCGTTTTCGTCTGCCGCAGCGGTGATCTTCCCGGCATAAATATCTGTACCGGATAAGGTGAAGTATTTATTATCTTTGTCCCAGTAAATATCCGTTCCAACAGCCATGGTCGCCCGGTCAGCCTCTTTGGTTTGGTCAGTCTCAAATTCTGCCTGCTCAATATTGAGAATCACTTCTGCAGTTTCTTCGACACCAGTAGTCACAGACTGGAAGGCGGCTCCAAGGAAACCGTCTAGCAGATAGAATTTCCCAGCTTCAATCGTGGTGTTCTCGGGAACGGTCACCCTTACACTTTTACCATCGCTAACCTTTGCGGCATTGATATTAACCACAGTAGACGGAACAGGCTGTCCTACATAAGCCATAATTCAACACCTCCAATTAAATTATATAGTTTGGCGTTTTACACGCAAAGCAGAAGAAGTCCCGCCATTATCACCGGTGTTATTGATGAAAGGCGGTTTGTCGATGTGAAATTTACTGATTGTATTCTTGACTACTTCATCGGCCAGGAGATTGTCAATCTCTCCAGCGATTACTTCTTTGGTCAGTTCGCCTTCGGGAAGCTGAAGCATCTTCTTGACCAATGCTTGAGCCATTTCACCGGCTACCTTTTCTTTTATGGTTTCATCGATGAGTTTTTCCCTAGAGGCTTTAATGGATTCGTCAAGAGTTTTCTTTGCATCCTGAGCAACCTTGACAACGTCCATCTCACCAGTAACCCCAAGGGCTTCTTTTACCTTCCCAAGGGTTTCGACTGCGTCGGTGACTTCCTTGAGCCAATTGGAATCAATCTCTCCGGCCACCTCTTGAGCCTCCCAACCCATTTCACCTACGATCTGGCCAACTGTGACCTCTTTGCTGGCGAGCATCTCCTTTAACTTCGCCACATGTTCTTTCCAGCTCATTTGTCCACCTCCATCATTTAGAATTTCATCCATCTCGCCGATAGCAACTACTGATGTGGGCATACCAGCGCGGCCTAACGGCGTCCAGTCAATGGATAAAGGCCTATAGTCCACAACATGCGTTTCTCCGTCAGTCTGTTGCAGTTTAGGTATACCAAAAATACTCACGGTACGGACCGTCTTGGCCTTAATCCAACGTTTCAGGTCCGCTGCCGCCCTATCTACCACCCCCCGGAAATATGCCTTGCCATCCTTCCACAAAGCGCCAACCCAGTGAGTAACCGGCGTTGGAAACTGATGATCCACATCTTCCGGCTTTTGGTGCCCCAGGAAGCCAGGAAGCCCTTGATTCATTACTTCACCAACAATCTTCTGCAAAGCTTCGGGTCTGTAGTTCCAACCCCGCCTCGATTTACCCGCCGGGATTTCTACCACGACCTCCATTGGTTCAGGGTCTCCCTCTTTCAATGCATTCAAGTCCGCCCAAGGAGCTAGCGGAACATCCTCGACACGCATTTCACCGGAGATAACAGCCTGTACGGAGGAGATTTCCCCAACTGCTTCAGTCAAGGATTCGGGCGGTTCAAGCTCAAGCTCCCTATAATGCCTTAACAGGTGCCTTGCCGCCTGGCGCTTTTGTTGTGGCGTCAAGTTTGGCTCGCTTCGTGCCCCGGCAAGCGCCGCAGCTGCGGCAATAAGACCAGCACGGTTGAGGACTATTCGTCCATCGTCCCGGATTTCATGGTGAGGGCCCCAGCAATCGGCCTGAGCAAGGTCTTCATTAACCGCAGCTTTAACCACTGCGTAAACCTCACGCACCGCCGCCGCTATGCCTTCTGCGCCTTCTTCAATGCCTTGTTTTAGTAGTGCCCAAATACGGGATTTGTCTACACTTCCCCAATCGGCAGTACTGACTGTATCAGTAATCGTAA